TATCAATTTTAAAACCATTTGCAAGATATTTATCTAACTTGTCATCTGGTATTTCTATCTGGTCTTTGCCATCTGGAAAATATATTTTAATTCTTTTAGCCATTATGCAGTCCCCCTTACAAATTCATACAATACTCTTACAACAATTCTTATACCACCATAAGGGAAAAGTACACCCTCATCAGTATTTGCTTCTATTACTTGGGTATTTAAAGCATTACCATTTCTTGTAATATCATTGTCTAATGTTTCTTCAATAACTTCTATGAGTTGATTGCGTAGGGTATCTATGTTGGCTGTTGTACCTTTAACAAAGCCTACGATTAAGAAATCTATTGTTCCTTGTCGTTTTCCTGTACCTACATCTCCTAATGAAAGCATTTCTCTTGTTTCATCACCTGTTTGCACATAAGCGGCTGGAAATTGAGCATTACTCAACTCTTCTGGTTCAAAAGGCTCTCTTTTAATTAACTTTAGTTCAATAGGACTAGAAACAGCGTCTAGTTTTGTAATTATATCTCCAGCAATACTTTCTCGTTTACTCATAATCTAATAGCCTTGTTAAATATCTCTTTTATCTTATCTTCATCTCTTCGTCCAATAGCAAAGAATGGTCTTTGTGGCATTTTACCATGTCCTGTATCATGGAAGAAAGCCTTTTTATTTTCTTCTTGCCTTCTAAAAAATAAACTAGCTTTATTTCTTGTTGCTTTAAAAGTTAATGATCTAAACATTCTACCAGTATCAGTTAAATCTACGAATGATATTTGCCTTCCTCTTTTGGCTCTGTCTTTTCTTGCTGACTTTGAATAAGGTCTAAATCTACCACCATCTGGCATTTGACCTTTTTGTGTTTTATCCGTTATTTGTTGAATACCATAAGCTGACGCTTGAGATAAACCTTTTTGTATATTGCTTGGTATTTTTCTTTGTAAGGATTTAATGTAATTAGTAACTTCTATTGTGTTAGCTGTTACTTTTATATCTGCTACCATTACCTAGTAAGGCGTAATGTATGTATGGCTTCTTTTTCTGAAGCTGATACTGTTCCTCCTCCATCTTCATCATATTCCACACCATCTCTTAATATAGCTTGAAACTCTTCTGCATATCTTGATCTATAATAATCTATTTGAACTTGAAAACTATCTTTGCCTTCACCTGTATCTGGGTCACGCCATTTAGTGAGCTGGGGAAATATATAATCTGCAAATGCTTTGTAAGAAGTTGCTCTTTTCCATTGTGCGGCTGTAAGTTTAGAATTAGTCATTTCTATTGAAGTAACTTTAGTTATATCTTTGTATCTTACTGTGTGGCGGTATCTTTCCCACCATTCTTCTCTAATTTGTCTTAGCACATCATCTTCAGCGTGTTGTAGTTGAGTATCCCATGATGAAATACCATAACCAGCAATATCTGGCTGATATTCTTGTAAGTTACTTAATGCTACACCAAAAACTGAAGTTGCCATTATTTACCGCAAATACATTGTCCGTTACAATCACACATCTTCTTTTGCCTTTTTCTTTTTCTTTGATGTACTCTTTTTTTCTTCACTATACAATTTAAAACCTCTTAATTCCCAAACCTTTTGATTATTTTCATAATCTACTTTTGGGCGTTCTATAATTTTTGTTCCTCTTATTAATTTTACCATTTTAAAATCCTATAAAAAAAAGGGGGAAATTAATCCCCCTTGTATTAATTGATTATTGGATTGAAGAGTCAAAGTGTACTTCTACACCATAACTATCATGTAATTCTCCTACACCATAAACTGCTGTAGCAACAATTTCATCTGCTCTAAGACTTGCATCTCTTTGCGTTTCAATCTTAATGTCTTGCATCATTGCTAGACCAAATGCGTCCTTATGGAATACAGCACCTTTATAATCTCCAGCATTACCTGTATTTGACATATTTCCTGTTTCAAATATTTTGATACCAGCAATTTGACCAATGAAACCATTTCTCAATGCTTCATTTGATAGGTCAGTTGATAGACCAGCAAAAGTATTTGTTAATCCAGATTTTAAATCAAATGCAATTTTAGGGTGCAACACACAATAAGTTTCATCAACTGGAAGTCCAGCCGCTCTTAAAGTTGAAGCCGCATTGAAAATAGCCGCTGGGGTAATTGCCGCAGTACCATCTCCAACTTCAGTAGATAAAGAATCTATTAATCCTAATAGGTCTTGATCCATTTTTTTAGCGATTGCTTCACCAAACAATCTACCAATATCAGCCGCAACATTTCTTGGTGCTGAATTTCTTGCTAGATCAGTGAGTGTAGTCATAACACCAACCTCAGATGCTGTAATTGTTACAGAACTAGGATTGATTGCAGTATTTGACAGATCAGATGCTTCACTTACAGCACCAGCCGCAACAGCCGCATAAATCGGTACTTCTACAGATTTACCGCCACCAGCGATTGTATAATTTTTAACCAAATTTCTCATTATAGATTTCTCTTGAATGACAAATTGTGCTTCTGCTACTATCTCAGTATATAGTTCCGATAGCGTGGAACTTGTTGATTCATTAGCCATAGCTAACTCCTTTTAATATTATGTTAAGTTAATGACAGATGGCTTTCCATCTCTTTCCTTCTTATATTCAGCGTAACGCTTCCTATCGTCTGGGTTTGTCATATCTAAATCCGCAATATTAAACGGTTTTGCGTTAACCTTACCAACATTAGCCTTACTTCCACTCCCAGAAGGAGTTGCCGCTTGAAAGTGAGGGTTCTGTGTTATGAACTCTTGAACATAATCATCTACACTCAATAATTCGCCTTTTGAATTATAACGTGGTTGATTATTTTCTGCAAGAACTTCTACTCTTCCATCATCATTTAATTTAACTTTGCCTTTGAGGAGGTTAGTGACTTGCTCTGGATTGATTGCTTTATTCTTAACTGAGGAGTTTACTAGAGCATCGTTTATTTTTATTTGCTCTAACTGTTTTTGCATTTGAGATTTCTCTTGGTTAAACTTATCTGCTTGTTCCTTTAATAAATCTTCAAATTCCCCACGTTGTTTTTTACGTTCAACTTCTTGTTCTTCTTTTTCTTGTTTTAACTTTTTAGCTTCTTCTGGGTCAATACCAGAATATTTTTTTTCAAGAGATGATCTTTCTTGAGCTATTCTTTTTTGAATAATTCTCTCCAAATCATTTTGTTTTAAATTAAATGTTTTTTCTTCTTCTTTTTGTTCAATAGCTTGTTCTACTGGTGCAGTTTCTTCTATTGTATCCGTTTTTTGCTCGTCAGCCATAGTCACTCCTTAGTTAGTTATTTATTATTTATCTTTTTCTATCTTCATCTTCAAGAAATTTGTCATTTCCTTCTCTTTTGACAATATCTGGAATATCTAAAAATAAACCCTCTAAAATATAACCCATATCCAACTCTTCAGCTTCTGGTATATCTCTAGATATTTCTTTAATTCTTTTATAATCTTTTGCATTAAGATTTTTCTTTTGTGAAATTTCCCATGCTTCTTCAAATATTTTACTCAATTACTACCTCCTTAAAAAATTTAATCCATTTAGGGTCAACCAAATCTTCTCTATCCATATGATACAACGAAAAATTTTCAGCAAACCATTCTTTTTGATTTTTATCTGCGTATTTTGTTGAACTTCCACCTCTAGTAATTTTTCCAAACATTTTTTTCTCAATCAATGGATTCATGTAATCATCTACATTTTTAACAAATTTTTGTTGGTGAATATGGTGTCCTAATTCATGATAAAATGTACTTCTCATTTTATCAAGTGGGTCATCAAAATATGCACTTGAACTAAATGGTTTTGAATTAATACTGTTTCCAAATTGCCATTGAGATTTAGTTGTTATGGTTTGTCCATCTAATCTTAAAAATTTAATATTTAATCCCATAACGCCATCACCCATATCTGCAATAGCATTAGACCTAGATATACTTTTATAACCTCTTATATTTTGAACATTATACTTCTTACATAATTGATTAATTTCTTTTGTTAAAACATTAATTGCCGCAAAATCTCTATCAGAATATTCATATGTATTTGTTGCAATTACTTTTCTATATCTTGTTTTTTTTCTTGTTTCTTTTGCTTTAATATTTGCAACACCATAATCATCTATTTTGCCTGTAAACTTTCTAACTGGTTCTTTAGAAGTAGAATATCTTATGTATCTTGAATCTTTAGCACTCTCTTTAAATCCATTATTTAATGAATTAATTAAAGTTGAATGAGTTATTGGTGTTAGTCTATCTGCTTTAATACGATTGCTTAATGATACTTCTTGTTCTGGAACTTCTGGAATGACATCTTCTTCTAATTCAACAACAGGTATCCAAGTATGTCTGCATCTATATCCACCTCTAACAATAAACGCATCACCTTCTGATTTACCAGCCCAAGAACCTTGCCATATTTCTCGTATTCTCTCTTCTGTATATGTTTTGCCTACATGAATTTTACAATGATCTCTACTATCTCTAACTAATGTTCCAGTATATTTATATTTATCTAGTCCAGCTTCTTTTGCTTTGAATACTGTGAACTGACCATCAAACTGCATTACTGAATCATGGGCTATTTGACTTGCGTAAGTTGACATTGACCGCCCTCTTCTATCTACATCTCCAGTAATTAACCCTCTAATATCCTTAACCATCTCATTAAAAGGCTTACCAGCAATAGCATTTTGATAAACATTAGCTGATATTTCCGTTAAATATCTATTAGCTATCTCCTCAAATCCAGAAAATGATTGAAACTTTAATTGATTAATCGTTAGTAAATCAACCTCTGTTAATGATTTAAACTTATCTGGAATATTAAGTTGTCCAAACTCTTCCATGAAACTATTCACAATTTGGTCATAATCTCTAACCAGCGTATCAGTATCTATTCTGTACTGCTCCATGTATTGTTTTAAGTCTTTGCGAAGATCAATAGATATTTTAGTTGTTAAAATATTATCGTCATTTGTTGCTTTAGAGATACCAAAAATAATATCTGCTTCTAGGTTCTCTAATGTTTTTTTAATTTGTGCTTCGTGAGAATCAGCCAATCTTTCTAATATTTCTTGCCTTGCCATTATACATTAAAACCTTTTCTCCAAGATTTTAAAGCCCAATAAACAGGGGCTAGGGTTTTTTGACCTCGCACCTTCTTGAGAATAGCCCCATGTCTTGCTAAGAAACTCTTTTGTCTAGCTGGATTAGACTTTTTAATCTTCATATTAGGGTCACCAAATCTAACCTTCTTTACTTTACCAGTTGATTTGTCTTTAACATACACCCCAAACTTCTTACGCTCTCCAGAAGTTCTAAAGGGTTTATTTAATTTTACTGATCTGCCTTGATACTTAGCCATCTTCTTCGCCATTGTCATCTGTAGGTAATGTTGTTGAGAACTGACCAATGGCTGTTGTACTAGAATCTATTTCATTATTAATTGAATTAATTGCTTCATCATCATCTACAACTGCTCTTGCAATTTGTTTATCTATTTCTTTAATAAATGTTTCTGACTTAACTCCACTAGCTTTAGCTATTTGTAAGAATTGTAAATCACTTGCATAATCTCTTAAATCAAATGTATCTGGATAATCTATTTCACCATCAAATGCTTTGTTCTGCCATTTAGCAAACAATGACCAAATAGTTTCCTCTGCATTTTCTAATAAATCAGCTTTTTCAGAAAGCCTAGCATTAAGTAACTGGAACTCAGTTTGTAATGCAATACCAGAATTAACAGTTTTCTCCGTACCTCTTACAGAACCCATATGAGTTATTCTATCAATGGCATTAACTTTCATATTAACAACTTTCATTATGCTGTCTAATGATTGAGAACTAGGTTGAATGATATAAGGTTTTAAGTTTGCGTCCATATCTTCCGGCATTTCAATAATGCTACCAGCACCAGCACTAGCTTCAACATTAGGCGTCTTAACTAAACTAGGGTGGTTAGATAATCTGATTAACTGCTCAATCTCTGAATAATCATTGTAGATACTTTGTTGTAATTCTGCAACATCTGACAAATCACTTATACCTATTGCTCTTCTTTGTGACTTTTGATTGTATAAAACAACTGCTGGTATTTCTCCAATAGCGTTTGGTTGTTCATCAATTTTAACAGGCTTAGATGTAGAATAATCCTTCATGTACTGATTAACTCTATACGTTGTAATATCTTCTGGAGTCCAAACTTTAATAATTGCTCTTTCATCATTTATATCCTCAACAATAGTTAATGATGTTAAGAAGTATCTACCATTAGGCAATCTTTGATATTCCCAGTTCGTCACATTCTCTGGAGTATAGATTGATATGTATGGTCTAATGTCTTGTTGTAATTCTTCTGCTCTAGTCTTAGCTACTGTTGCTGGTTTATCTATAATAGCCCAACATGAACCATAAACTGAAGCGTGAAGTTGCATATCTTTGATTACATTATGAAATGATCTACCATCTAAATCTGCATCTTTAAGAAATGACTCAAGCTGGGGGTCACCAGACATTGAGCCATAATCTCTCGTGGGAGGAACTCTAAATAAAAAACTTGAATAAATCTGTACTACATTGCGGCAATGATTATCTAAGGGTGTAAAATCAATACGCTTTATATACTCATCATCACCTTCTAAAATATATCTATTTAAAAAATAACCATTAGAAAAATCATCTCCACCTACATATGATCTATAGTGAAAATTCCAGTTTTTAAGACTATCATCATAATCTCCATGTTTAGCTACTAAAAATTCTCTACTATAATCTGCCATCAACTCCACCTAGTTGGTTCACTTGGTTTAAACTCTCTACGCAAAGGAAACATATATTCTACCATGTAGCCTAACGCATCATTAAAATGGTCAAACCCACTATCTTTATCTGGAACACTTGTTCCCTCTTTGTATATCTGTCTTTCTAAACTCTTAATTAAGTTTTTACAAGATTTTGTTATAAATAGACTTGACACATTATTAGCATTTTTTAACTTTGAATTGACAGCGTTAATTCTATCTCTGACTAATGGGTGTTGCGATCTTGCTTTAACTTCAAAACCAGCGTTGCGTAATAAAGATAAATCTGTCATTCCTACAGCAGATGTTTTTCTTTGTCTAGCGGCTGGGTCTGGAAATACAATTATTCTATGACCTTGATACCTGTTCTTTATTTCATCAATCATTTCAGATGTATTAGAACTCCATAATTGTATTTCATCATAGATTATTAAATCATTCTTCACTTGCTCTGCTAGAACACAAACCATAGGACTAATATTAAAATCCATACCAATATGAATTGTCTTAGAAACTCTCTCATAATCATTGATGATATGCTTGTTTCTGTCAAAGTTATAGTAAATTATACCAGCATAATTAACAAATGTTGCTAGATATTCCTGTTGAAATGTGCGTTCATCTAGATCATTCTTAGCTTGTTCTATCTCTTCTTGGCTTACTTGTTCACCTTCTATTGTGGTATATTTGAATGATTGCCATTCTGGGTCTTGTTTAGAATACAAATCATAAGCAAAGTTAAAACCTTTTGGTGTTCCAGTAAATAAAGCGTGGCCTAATGTATCTGATAATGTAGGTCTAATGACTTCATACCATGCACTAGGTTTAATGTCTTGAAATTCGTCCATAACAACAAAGTTCAACCCTACTCCACGCAATGATTGTTCATTATCTGCTCCTTTAAGAGTTATAACTGAGTTGTTTCTTAAAACTATACTTAGATCAGCTTCATTTATCTTTTGTACCCATCTATGTTTTATCATTTGTTGTTTAAGCATATCCCAACAAATAGTTTTTGATTGCCTGTAGCTAGGTGATACATACCATACTCTTTGATTTGGAAACCTTGAGAACTTAGCCATCTCTTGAATACACATAAAAGTTTTGCCAAATCTTCTTCCAGCAATCATGCATCTGAAACGCTTATTACTTAGTATGACTTCTTTTTGTGGTTTAGTTAGCGGCACTTAATCAGCAGACCATTTTAAAGGTTCTGAATCTTCTGTTATTGGATAGTCTGTTTGATTTAACATCTGTTTACCTAACCATATTCCCATTACTGCTGACTTCTCTGCAAGGTTAAACTGCATCTTCCTAAGTCTTATCTTCATGTCTGCTCTTCCTTTTGTCAGAAATTCGGAATAACTCTTCCTAATAAGACTCTCATCACAACCAAAAAAGTCTGCTATCTCTATGTTCGTACACCCATAAGAAGCTAATTTTTCTAGTTCTACTGTATCTATGTTATATTTAATTGGTCTTGCCATTAATGAATTGTTTGATCTTGATGTAAAACTTCTAAGTCTTGAACCTTATGATGTTTTAAAAGATATTCGTTTGCTTCCTCTTCAGTTTCAAATCCAGATACTTGAATAACAGCAGAATAGCCACCATAAACATCTGGTAATGTAATGAATAGTTTTTTTAAATCTTCTTCCATTCATTATTTATACGCTAATACTTAATCTTTCTAAATGATTTTTTTCTAACAAACCATCATTAAAGGCTTTTCTAATGTCTTGATCTGTATCATTCATTGTTCTTATACCCTTTTTCCATAGTGATAAATTAGCATAGGGGTTACGATTATCTATTTTAAACTCCTCTTTTTTCTCTGTTAATAGTTCTTCTGTCCAGCCTTCTGAGTTTAGCCACCTACTGAAATGTGCTAAAAACTTCTTTTCATCTAATGAATCTGACTTAGCATTGTATTTCTCTATGAGAAGGTTTGGTTCTACTTTACCATGTATTTTTTTGTATGCTTTCAGACCTTCGGATTTTGTTCCACGCTTTGTTTTTAACTTAGACCATATCTCTTCAAAAGCATCATTAATTATTTTATTATAACTATGACTATGACTATAACTGCTTTGCGTTCGCATATGCGTTTGTGGTGCGTTCGCATTAGACCATCTTTTCTCTGCGGCTTCTTTAGCTTTACCAGATTTCTCTATGACCCATTCAAATTCTTCCTTTTGGGCTTTGGAGAAGTATCCGTTATCATCTTCTTTAAAGTATGTTTCTAGTATGTAGTTTATATCCTCCTCTTGGGCGTTTTGAACTATGCGTTTTATTCTTGATATATCTTTAGGTAAATATGCTTCATTTTTCCATGCGTAGCATAATAATCTAAAGTAAATACCTATTTCTTCGTTTGTTAGGTTTACTGTGTCAGCGATAAAATTATCGGTGCTTATTCCCATCTTCCATATCTTTGTCATTTTTTTCTCCAATTTTTTTTAATTTAAGTCCTTCTTTATAACCATCTATTTTATCTGTGCTAGTTTCTAAAACAATATGATTAAAACAGCGAATACAAGCGTACTTGAACATATTATGTTTATCATATGAACCAGACTTAATTCCATCAACTTTATAAGCAATAACAGAATTAAGACCTATCATATTAGTTAATAAATATTTCTTTTTGCAATAAACACAACAATCAGATTCCCCAAATATCATGTCTTTGCTCCAATAGTTCAGCACTATTCCAAGTCCAATCATCTAATTTAGGCACTATTAAATGTTTCATATCATCTGGTTCATTACACGCATTAAAGATATTAGCACAACTCATTAGGTGCATTTCTATCTCTTTTAAGTATTTTTTATGCGGTGTAAAATCTACAGGTTCACACCTCTTAGGCGTACAAATTAAAAGTTTAATATCTACCAGCTTCTCATACTTTTCTTCAAAGGCTTTTTGATAAATAGCCATCTGAAGCATATCATCATGTGTAGGCATAAACTTGGCTTTTGTTTTAAGATCAATAATTAATATTTTTTCTTCGTACTCAAAAACAAAATCAGTAAAACCATAAAAAGGTATATCTAAAATGCTTGTATCTATACGACCTTGAAAAGATAAAAAATAATCTTTGAGTGGTGATAGTTGTTCAAAACATTGCTCAACCATTGGTGCAATCATATTATATTGCTTATCATCATCTTCTTCTAATAAAGTTGTAGCTGATTTGTAGTAAGTAATGGCTTTTTCAAAACATTCTTCAACAGTAGCGTTATTAGTAAACAAATGATTTAACCCAAACTCAACTGCTGAACCTCGTTCCATTGAATGATTTGAGGTTGTAGGATAGCCATAGATGTATTTTAAAACAAATTGTGCTGGGTTATTCTTCCATTTTTTTATCTTACTTGCAGAAAATGGAAGCATATCTTTTTCTAATTTAAACTTTGTAAATATTTCTGGATTAATCATTTTTTTCTCCTATTTTTTTTGTTTTCATTGTCTAATGTAAATATTATTTTTTCATACAATTTAGAAAAGTCATTAATGATTCTTTCTTGTTCTTTCTCAATTTGTAAACTAATATTTTTAATGTTTTTTTGTGCTAATTCTTCTAATTTAATAAAATTTTTAGCTGATCTTGTAAAAAGTAATTCTAGTTTATCAATAGCTTTAGAACTTTGTACTATATATTTTTTTTTAACTGTAATTGCTTTTTTCATACCAATAACACTCCTTGTCTTTTATCTAATGGTTTCCAATTATAATAATAAAGTTTTTTTGGCTCTCCAGTAAACTTGTCTGTTACGATTGTAGTTTTAATTGGATTATGTAATTGTTCATATGAAACAATCATGTTTTGATCTTCATAGATTAATCGTAAATCTTTTTTTTGATAATGAGATTTATTTACATAACGCTCA